AATATAAGTAAACCAATACCTACTGCAGCAAGTGCGGCAGCACCTTTGATAATCGACATCATCATTGGGCCAACAAGACCAAATGCAATTCCAAGTCCTACTATTAGTCCTGCTTGTAAAACAATATCTTCTAATGTCACCTTTTTAGTTGCAGCTGCAAATATAAGATATCCTATTGAAAATAAGACTAGCGATATACCCATAACAAACAGTGAAAATGCACCCTTTCTAATAGATTTATCAAACATACCTAAAAGAGCAAATGCAGTACCAACCATAACAATAGCGCCAAACATTGCCATTAGTATAACAGGGTTCTGTAAGATAACCATTGTTGTAAGTGCAAAAAATACTAAACCTAATGAAAAGAATACAAGAGCACGACCCATTCTTTTAGCGGTCCTTGCGCCGTTTTCAATGGTTCTATCAAATTTACCTAACATGGCAAATGCACCACCAATAACAACCATCGCTAAAACAATAAGAGGAGTAAACAGAATACCTATAGCAGATCCAATCGCAGCAAGAACTAATCCTTTTGCAAACTGTATTAAGGAACCACCCATAAGATTTAAAACCTCGGCGCCTTGTCTTACAGTTTTCTCGGAATCACCTATCATAATAAATGTAGGTAATAAAATGTTAACTGCTAATTTAACAAGACCAACGCCAATTAACGCAGGTATAAACAAAAGACCAGCCAATGCCAATCCTCTTGCAAATTGACCTATTGAAGATGCAATAAGCTGAAACGCTTGAGAACCTTTTTCTACCTTTTTTACATCCATTGAATCAAAGGCGGCCATCAGATCCTGAATAGTTGTTACAAATTTCTTAATAACACTTTTTGGAACTAACATAAAGGTTAATAAACCCATAGCAAGAGAAGCTGCTCCACCACCTAATAATTTAATCGCGTTTGCGCCTTCTTTTAGTTTATCTTGGTCTACCTGTTTACCATCAACCTTTATTCCGCCACCACCGCCACCTTTTGTGTTACCTGCAATAACTCTTAATAACTCGGTTTGTAGTTTTAACTCTACTAAAAGTTCTTGACTTAAAGAAGCACCCGGCCCACCAGATACAGCTGCAACAACCGCGTCAATTTTTTGAGCGGTTTTTTCTGTTGCGGCCGCTATCTTTACTAGCGGGTCCATTAAGTCTTTAAGCGTTACTGCTGCCATCCATAGTTATATATTTAGAACCTTGGCATGCTTATCTTAGGCATTGAAGGATTTTTGTAATTGGCCATGTTTTTAGATGCATTCTTTTGCATTCCATTTACATTATATTTATCCTCTGCTTCTTTGTTTTGTTTTTTCTCCTCATCATTACGCTCTTTTACAATGTCATTATAGATTTCAACAGTGTATTCATATTCATAATATGGAAGCATATCCAGCTCGGTTGGCTGGACATGCAGTTTTTCCATTAAGAGTACTCTGAGTTTATAATAATTCAGAAGAGATATCTTGAATAATGAACAGAGACTTGATTCCTCCGGGAAAGGAAAGCGGAACTGTGACCTCCCCGCCACAAGATTGACATGGATAAACGAACTCTGGCTTTATACCAATTTTCATTTTTTCAATCAATCTGTATACTAATGAATATTTACCAGTGTCCCATCCTTGGAATGCAGTCATTGCAGAAAATATTTCTCTATCATTGAATCCTCTCCACTCACGCTGAATGTAAGGTAAAATTGCGATTGAAGACCTATCCCAAGATTTATTTTCTTCTTCACGTTTTCTTACATAATCCGTAATAGCTCTCATTACCCCAATCGTAGGTGGGGCTAATGTAAGTTCTCCATGATTTTTTGTTGGTACAGTATAACAACGGTTAACATCGTCATAGTATCTTTCAATCAATTCTTCTACATTATTAAACTGAAGATTTTCAGTTTTTAATTCAACATTATCTTGTGCTTTACATGATGGTGTTGCGCATTTCTTTCTACCAACAGGCATCATAATCTTTGCTTCACCATTTTTAAATGTAAGTTCTCTGATTGATAAAATAACATAAATACGATCTTCTTCAAGTAGATCTCTATATGATCCCTTTTGTGATCCATACATAATTTTTGTACATGATACTAAAACGGAATTAAGTTTATCATCAACATCTTTAAGGTTTTCCTCATCAACCGTTGAAAAATCTCTAACTTCTCCAACCCTGGCTGCTCTTATATGGATTTCAAAATCTTCTCTATAAAAACGACCACCTGATGGTAATTGAGATAAATCTAATCTAATATGACCTGCTAATTCCTGAATTCTTTTAATTTCAGGATCATCTGGCGAAGTAATACCGCTACCTCTAGTCATATCAACTTTACCTAACGATGTTATTCTTTCCTCGGTAACTTCAGTAACTTCAGGTGTTACGATACCTTCAGCCGCTTCAAACTCTTTTTTGATGTCTTCTTCGTAATTGCTCATGTTATCTTTGTTTTGTTAATTGTTTTTCTGGTGAAATTTCTTGAACGATATGTTCAACGATAATGTTTCTAACATATCGTGAAATAGGAATAGGCTTTATTCTATTCTCCATTGATTTTTGAATAATTATGGTGTTAAGATTATCTTCATCTTCAGGTGTTAAAAGAACCTGTAGTTTTTTAGTTAATCTTTTCTTTTGTGGTATCATTTCCTGTACACTTTCATTATAACCATATTTTGGGTTATCTGCTTTATACTTTTTTATCCAGTATTCAACACGATCCATAATAAGACCTAATGATTCGTCATTAGAAAACTCTTCTAAAACTTCTCTATTAAATGATGTTGTACCAAAATCTTTTACTGCACGTTTAATGTATTTTCCTGTACCTAAGTTATTAGGGTTATCATTAACAGCATGGCCAATGTAAACTTTACCGTCTGATATATTTTCTACTTTAAAAATGATCATATTTTTTAGATTATGTATTCTATATTATATATTAGTGTTATGACAAAAAACTGGCCCTTAGGCCAGTTTCATAAAGTATGTTAGTTATTAACCTCCAACATTTTCTTCAACCCAATGATCACAACGGTAAGTCATTGATAACTCAGCAGGATCTTGTGTTTCATAATTTAATTCATCTAAGAATGTTGGTTGTCCAGTTGGGAATACATCTTTAAGTGTAATCTTTCTGAAAATATCACCTGCACGGTTATATTGTACAATGATCATACTTCCAACATAATCTTTTTTCAATCCCATTTCACCAGTTAATGGATCATAGATCAATTTGTACCAGTTACGGAATATGTTATAGATGTAGTTTTCGTTTGCTTCATTTAAGTTAAGTGTAAAGTTAACTGTAATGTCTGCTACAGTAGATCCTGGCATACCAGCAAATGAGCGGTCAGCAAATTTGTATTTTTGACCAACTGCATCTATTGATGGGTTAAGGTTATTTAAACCACCAATTGATTTAACGTGTTCCAAAATTAAACCCGTATCATCTCCGGCTGGAGAAAATATAGTAACCTCAAATAAGTTAGGGTAAATTGGTTCAAATTTCTGAGTACTTGCCCTAGACTGTGTGTAATGTGGTAATGGCATAGCTTATCTTATTTTTTTATTTATTCTCTTTAGTTATTTATTATTGGAAATTTCCAGTACTTATTGCCCCAGTTCTAAGAATTGTAGTTCTTTGTACAAGAATCTCCATACCTCTTACAGGTTCGATATAAGTATCTAGGATACCAATATTGTTATCAATAACATCAGGTGTATTGTTAGTTTCATCCATAATGTTTCTGTAGTCATAAACACCATCGTCATTTTGTACAGTTGCTAAGAAGTTATCAGCAAGAGTTTTAATTTCTAAACGTGTTTGTGGCGTATTGAATTCAAATAAGTAGTTTTTAAGAATTGCATCAATACCATCTTGTATGTAAATTACAACCTCTCTAACGTTAATTGAACTTAATGCAGATTTTGGAGTTTGTTGTGCAGTTTTATTTGCAAAGATAGTTGGACCAGTTCCGCTTTGGAAAATGATTGGATTCAATCCAAATGGCTCTAGGTAATTTCTATCTTCATTATCTAGGTTTATTTCTAATCCTACAACACCAGTACCACCTACAACACCTCTACGAACACCTGCAACAAGTGACCAAGGTAATGCGTTTTCATATTTAGCGATAAAGTTGTTAGATACATAAGCAGCAGGTGGAACTATCATGTTCTTTCCTAAATCTCTTACTACCAAGTTTGGATAATAGAATGCTCCCCAACTTCCACCTTGAGTAGATGAAGGTAAAGAATATCTAACAGTTGGATTTTTACTTAAATCACCACCAGTTGAAATAAATCTAGATGATAGTGCTCCAGTTGCATCAACGAAAGAAGGATCAATATTAGATTTAAAGTCTTTAGCAGAAGGAGCATTTATGATAGCAAATGCATTCTTTCTAGTTTGACATAAATTAGTATAAATTGCCTTAGATCCACTTTCAATACCATTTCCAAATGTATCTACGATGTAACGGAAATTAATTGTCTCTCTATCTGTTAATGCTTTAAATAGATTAGTTCCATTTAAGGTACCATTTAAGATTTGATTTTGACGTTCGTTTGTTCCGTTTGGTACATGCTTAGTAACGTCTAAGGCAAAACCATCAAGAGTAAAGATGTTTAAGTAATCAACCCAAGTATCAACCGGATAGTATAACTCAACCTTTTTAGTAGGTCCTACAGTCGTAACAGAAATTTCTGATTGACATGTTATAAGCAATGCAGTTGAATTGAGAGGAATGATAGGAAACTGAGTAGTAGTTTTACCACCTTGTACTTCATTAATTCTAGTTAATCTTGAATGAGGAACCGCAATAGAACCTTCGAAGTTTAATAAGTAATTTCCTACAATAATATCAGCAGCTTCTGGTGAAGTACTTGCGATAAGTATTTGGTTAGGTTTTAATAGAGGTTCAGTTGTAGAATCAGCTAAGATATCTATTCCTAAATTAATTGCACCTTTAAGAGTTTGAATTCCTAAGGTATTTAGACCATAAAGACCACCAGCTTTATTAACAAAATTACCAGTACCATCAATATTAAATTGTGATTTTGGTGTAGCATTTACAAATGAATCTTCTTGGTATGCGTTAATTCTAATAGCAGGCAAATAATATGCAGGGTC